CTACACTGGAACCCCGATGGACTTCGGAGTGGAGAATTTAACCGTTTAATTCTCACGAAAGGTGGTCCTAGCCTCAGCAACAGGCTCAGCATCTTCAGGTCGGTATTTCCGTAACCAGTCTTGGACGCGATCTTCATAACTCTTGTCAAACCCGCGACACAGATGGGAAATTCCAGCCTTGGACGCAACATCCTTCATCTCTGAGAGACGACGTTCAAATGTCTCTCTTCCATAATAAAACCAATCATGGAGGGATGTGTCAATATTTTGCGCTGACTGCACCTCTAACGACAGCTCCTTGGATTGCAAATGGGCATGTAAACGTTTAAAAATAGAATCCTCGGCGAGCACACCCACATTTGCCTTTAAATCAGGATGGTAAAAATTGCTACGTTTTAGAAAATCTGCTTCATCAGCATCCATGTATTCAGTAGCTACAGATTCCTTGTCAGACATAGTAAATTTCATATCGAACTTTGACAAAAACTCAGCAAATGAAATATGGTTAAAAAGACTTCTCTCTTCAGACACTGTTCCCTTAACATCGTCACCATATGTTCCGAACGCACAATAATCAGTGAAAGACCCAGGTGGCTCCTTTGGATATTTGGTGTAATAACAACTCCTCAATAGCAAGCTATTAACAATAGAATTAATGATAACTGTCAGGTTCTGACCTGAAGGATTTGACCCGAATAACATCAACAAGTCACCATTGTATGCCATCAAAGGATAAGCAATTTCCGCCACCAATGCTTTCATTAGTTTGATATCCTCCATAGAATATTCACACAAATATTCAGCAACCCAAATCAAGATCGAGAAAGCAGCTATCACAAGTTGTGCTGGCATCCTTTGATCATACTTACTATAATCTCCGGCAAGGACATTCTTACTTTTAGAGTTCATAAATTCATTTAGCTGTTCCCACTCAGGACCTTCAGCATTCACACCCACTAAACACTCACACATTAACGGATTTAACTGGATAATACGAACAATAGGCATAAAATACATACGAATAAGAAGTTGTAATGGGAGAGGTGCGCTCTGAAAAACGCGCACCTTATCCTTAGTCAATCTTGTTGGTTCATCTTTTAAACATGCCTTCCAAACACAGTAGCAGCGCTCCCCAGATAACAACACTCTCTTAATGCGCTCAACTTCCTCCCAGATTTCTGGGACAAATGTCCTGGGTTTACCACTATCTGGATACTCATTAGGATCAAGATCAATTAGGAGCTTAGATTTCTTCCCAGATAGAGGCCATCCAGGCGAAGTGTCAAAATTCATCGCGTCAATAAAACGCTTTCCAACAATTCCACAAACCGTTTGGACCTGTGTTAGGGGTTCACACTCCTTGAACAGTCCGGGTAGCTTTTTAAAAACTTTTAGAAATTGCATACGATAACAACGTACAGCTTTAACGACAATGCTACCTAGCGACAAAGATGGATGAGATAACTGTTCTAACGCTACCTGGTATGGGTAGACGCCCTCACCCTTCACTTTGGGTGGGCCCCATTGCTGTGGTACCCCCGTAACTTCTGTAACAGCATTAGAAATTATTGTTGGAACTACAGAAGAGCTTGGTGTGGCTTTTCCGGACGTGGGCCCATAAATCTCGATGGAACATCCTTCACCTAAAAAACGGGTTGCACTCTTTCGATGTACCTCTCCTTCCTCAATCAGTTTGATCCCAAATTGATCTTTTGGCAATGTCCCCTGGCTCACAGTTCTAACAACGCCGGGAACCTCAGCAAGATGTTCCAAACCAGTTTCAACCTGGTCAAATGTCAAATAGCCGCATCCACCTGTGCGGCCCTGACCACACAAATGAAAACCGAGAATAGTTGTTCCTCTTCCGCGAGAGACAAGAGGTGACATGCACATACCTTCAACAGTATCAAAAGGCAATTTGTAAGTTCCTCCAGGAATATGCTGCATGGAATAATGGTCAATTCCTGTCCTATCATGTCGGTAAAATGTCTTTGCGAACTCAACGTCTCCGCTCTTGTCTTTTAAAATAAAAGTGGCATCTGAATCTGTTACAGCACCCATGGGCAAAAACTTGCGCATATCTCCCATACTTCCTGAACTAGGGGTATAACAAATTGCAAAATCAGTTCCGGGAACTAGGTATGTATATTCCTTAGCAATCTTATCACGGAAATTCGCACCAGATACTTTTGGGTTTCTTCTCCAACAACGGATATCAAAATCACTATATCCTTCTTCCCAATGTTTCTTAACAAAGTGGGCAGGAATAATCATAAAATTGCTTTCGATTAAAAACCCACGAATAAAGTACTTAGCACTTTCTATGTACACAAGGTTCTCAGTGCACTTATTTGCCAAATCATGAGATGTTGTAGTCTTCGAGGCAGTGCTCATAGGCAGTGGTGAAATATAATGAGAGGCCCACACATTTGGCTCGGCATCACGTTCTTTAACATCTTCCATAGATTGGGGGATCAGATTACCCTGGGGGGAAAAGACTTTCTTTATACCATAAAGCCATCGGAAAACATAATAAAGACCAAACAATCCAACACCTAATAGCACCTTCCCAGAATGTTCCTTAAAGATTTTAACGTATGCTGGTAGCGCATTATTCCGTTGCAATAATTCCTGCTTAACGGCCTGTTTTTCATAATACAGAATTACAGCGATAACTAAGATGGTGGTGTAGAAGATAATAAGACTAGATAAATACCAGCCGCAAATGAACCACCAAGCGGATACAGTAATACAATAAGCGTACACCATTAACACCTTCCATTTTCGATCAAGAAATTCATACCTACGCAAATAAAGAACAGAAAATGTCACCCACGGTGATGTTATAAAACTCTCAGGCACCCAAGCTACCCAGTCAAAAATGGAATCATCGTACCACCTATCTAGGTATATAAGATCTTCAGTTCTTGTTTCTCTCATCCGCCAGAAAAATGCTCGGATGTTCCAACGCTGTTGTAATTGCCATTTCGCAAACTTGTACAAATTCCACATGGCAGAGCGGTGTGCCCTATTTCTCCAGTCAATTAAATAATTAATGGCCCATGCCGCATAAAATTGTATGAATGAATTCCGCGACTCGCTAGGCAAGCGTAAAATCATAATAATAAGATTCAGCAAAATACCAATAAGATATCCGACACAATACCAGAGCAATCGACGTAAAATCGACCGAAATAAGGGCGACGACTGTGCATCAAAGAACTCGTCTTCACCTAGCATGGTCCGCAATCCGTGACATATTTCATTAAGTTCACCGACTACTGAGTCATCGTCGGGATGAACATTTGGGTCAACCGTACTTGGTAAACGTGCACTCTGCTCATGCATGGATTGAGATACAGAGCCCTTCTTGTCACAATCACAGAATGCAAAACCGCACTCTGTACAACAATTGTCTCTTTCATTCTTAACAGTGTTCATTTCAATCAAATCTGCCTGATAGTCATAGTGATCTTTTGATGCAACTTGCGCCCACCGTAAATATGTGTAGACGTCAACATCTGTCATCTCCACTCCTTCAAAGTGAATGGGCACCAAATTATAATGGTTCTTATGGCAATTAGCCGTCTTTGGCGCACCAACGTAACAAGACCGGACGCTAAGTTTCCAAATATCCGCATCTCTACGCATTCCAAACTTCGCTTTAACCTTATCAGAATCTAGCATACCATTGGTTTGAAATTCATCACGTACCTCCACTTTAACATGAAAGAATCGACGGAGTACGGATTCAGGTTTCTCAGAATATTGTACGGCTAGCAGATCTTCTATATTAGTTGTAACCATCACAATCCATGGGTGTAGAGCTACCTTTCCTTTTAGATGAGCTTCAGCCATGGGTGCAAGAAATAATGCATTATTAACGGTCTGTATAAGGCGGTAAACGGGTGAAAAATCCATGAATTTCGGCGTTGTGTTACCATGGTCATCAAAAACAATCACGTTAGTAGATGAACGTATATTAGAAGCATACTTATCATTATCAGCCCATACAGCGACTCGTTCATCTGAGACATCAATTTCATTATAGCGACCAATTGCCTCATAAGTCAATTTGTTCAAAATAGTCTTTCCAACACCTGTATTACCAAACAAAGAAACTGCAAATGGAGACTTTCTCAAGCCACCACGCGTGCGGACTTGAATATACTCACTTCGCCAATCACGTAACCTATCAAGTCTATCCATTATAAACTTTTTCTCAACTGTCATTGTCCGGGACACTTTACTTACAACTTTGTCACCAAGAGCCACGACTTCATCAAGAAGAAGTTCGTAATCAGTTTCTGTTATATTAGCATACTCTCTCAAATTGCCAGTTAACGAATAGCCATGAATATCACGAACTCGATTATAAGTCTCTTCAAATTTCTTCATATCTCCTTCATATGCAAAGAAAGCTGACACTTCACCAGTTTTGTATACGCGCCAACCACCTTCAATAAAACCTATGGCAGTGGTGCACGCAAGATCTAATAAATCAACACAATCAATTTGGTTCTTGTAAACAATAGGCTCAAAAAGAGTAAGCCTTCCTATTTTGAACGTCAAACTAGAAGCTTCGCACATACCAACAGAAACAACATAATTCAAAAGCTTCAAAACGCTCTTAATATCTTTATTTTCTTTATAGCGTTTCCAATCAGATATAGCTTCTTTTAAATCGTTGAGCCATTTTTCCTCATCTTCACCATTCTGCTCAATCATCAGGTTAACATGCCCACAAATTAATTCATTCCAGTCTCGATCGCTCTCCGGCCTCATAAAAGATCTCAAATGGCCTAAAAGGGAACGCTGACTATGGGCTTGCGCATAAGATACCAAAGCTGCAATAACGCCTGCCTTGTCACTACTAGATTTAATACTTGTTTTTAATGCTAGCAACAAGGTGGTTTCTCGGGCAACAAAATCGGGTGTTACAAAGGATGGTAAACGCATACCAAGTTGTTCCTCAAATGTCCTTCGTCGGAACTTAAAAGTTAATATCCAAGCGCGTATAGCATAATAAACATTTATACAAAGATAACAAATAACAACATAAATACAAATAAAAGATAACACATACACCAAATCCCACATAAAACTAGTAACGGGAGTAAAACAAACACTGATTACTACAATAAACATTAACCAATAATTACAGAGCCAAAATGGGGGTACATCTCCACAAACTCCCATTTGTGGCTTCATACTTCTGTGCCTCTCACAGCAACATATACCATCATTCTCACGCCTATGAGATATTCGACCACACTGAACACAACGGTCGACCAAAATCCAATCCTTCATACTCTGACACACTCTCTTAGGCTCATCCAAACAAAAACTTACTCCCCTATGGAGTAACGGCCAATTTTGTCCAAAAAACGTACTGGACTCCTTATTCTCTTGTTGTGTTTGGTTAACACATTTTTCGGCTTTACTATCGCACACTTCTGATTTCTTCATAAATTAATTAATTATAGATAAAAACCAGAACCGTGCAAACAGAAAAGCCCCAGGGATGGGGTTTTTCATGTTTACAACACGACCTATGTTTTACTACACCACAAGGGCTTTCATGCACAGACTAAGAGCAAGCTCTTTCAAATCTACATACACCACAGGTCTACGGCTCCCCGCACACTACAGATAATTCACAATCCCCATTACAAATCATCAAACGTAGCTCGCAGGCAGGTTTGGGTGGTCACTTCTTTCGTACTAGGCCAAGTAACGGGCCTCAACGCAACACTGTTATGCTCCGTCATTACCACATCCCAAAAGTAGGTACTTCCTCATGATTGGGCGGCTTTACAGCTTTAATACTAGTAAGACTGGATTTAAGTCGTACATCTAGCAGGGCAGATTTCACCTAATAATCTCCGTAGGACCTCTGTTAATTACAGCGTTAACTCCTATTTCCTAAAATATGAGTAGTGAAATCTTTCCTTCTTTAGGAAAGGTTTAGTATATTTCTATACTGTTGAAAGCTGGTCTGACACTTTCGATACCTAATAATCCCCGTGAATGGGGGGGGGAGTAAAGACTCATAAGAGTCTATCAATCATCGCATATGACATATACACTCATGACCTCCAGAAATATCATCAAAAGACGACTTGGGATAATGTCATTTCCAAGATTTAAGTGAGAGCTGGTTTGACACTCTCGATACCTGGTTAAGAAAATAAAAATACAAATACACATAGTCCGGAACACAGGGGCTGGCCCCAGTGCTCCGGCAAACGGTAGAACGGGGGCGGACCCCCGTCCACCAATTGTGTCTCCAAAATAGAGACAACTACATGAAATCCTCGCATACGCA